CCAGGCTCAGGCCCAAAAGCGACCGTTGTGGGCATCGGCGTCCGGGCCGACATGGATGCCCGAGGCGATGCGGCGTTCCTCCTCGTCACACCAAGCAGCCTGGAGGCGGACCATCGTGTCGTCCCAGGCCCGAGAAGGAGTGAGGTTGAGGATGTCCTGAACGAACCAGAACTGTTGGTTGGTGTAGTTCCCAGAACGGAGGAGCTCGAGGAGCTTGACGGCAGAGGTGTTCTTCATGGTCTTAATATACCTTGTTCAAGGTCGACTTTGCACCGAGTTCACAGGATCTCGAGGGTTTCCTTCCGCCCCACGAGCCTCCAGCTCCCGTCCTTGCGGGCCCGGAACTGCCACCGCCGGCCGTCGTGGCCGGGTTGGGTGGCGACGATAACGTTCGTCGTGGCATACAACACCACGAGCTCGTGGACGACCCCGTCCACCGTCACCCGACACGGTGCCATGAACTTCGGCCTCGTATCGAGGCCCATGTGATGGCCATACTGCGTGCCATCCGACCACGAACTAAAGTTGCTAGCCATGGTCTTAATATACCTTGTTCAAGGTCGACTTTGCACCGACTCAAAGAACTTTTTCTTGAAAGTTACTTTCAACAAGACCAGGTGCACCCTCTAACCCACCAGCGCCCAGGACAAGGCACCATTCCAGGAGGCGCCAGGATGACTTTAGAGAGGCTTTCCAGGCTTGGACGGGGGTAACCTAGGCCGGCATTCCTAGGGCATCTCTGAGGGCCATATGCTCAATGTAGTCGAAGTTGACAGTTGCTTTCAACAAGGGTTATATTCAATGTATTTGACAGTCGATTTCAACAAGGCCGCTTAGTCATCCTCAAAAAGAACGTTGAACTCCTTTTCGTAAGCCTCGGACATCTTGTTCATGAGACCGACAGCCGAGACGGTGTCCAGATAAGCCATGCTGCCCTCCACCTGGAGCATCATGCGCCCGTTGGACGAAACGTTAACGGAAATGCCATCGTGCTCAAAAGCCGTCTTCCAAGTCTCTAACCTGTCACGCAAAGAGATTATGTTGTTCGATTTCTTTTTCATGCGCCCCCCTCAAATTAAGTGCTACTTATAAAGTACACTTATCGTGTTGCGTTGTACAATGCAAGTTGTACCTCTGGGGTACATATGGGTCATAGTCTGCCTTTGTGGTTGGTGGCCGTCGACTGCGTCACCGTCCTGAACTTGACGCCTGGGTCAGTCGATAGATGAGAACCCAGCTGGCAGCTCTTGCCCTTGTGGTACCCGGCGTTGTTGCGGTAGAACGACGAGTAGCGGTCGCGATCCTTGGACGACCCGAAGGCCAACACAGTGATCGAGGCCTGCTTGCCGTCGCCATTCGCAAGACCAAGGTACTTGACCGCGGGTTCGTCCGAACAATCGGGACACGTATTGACACGGCCACCGGCTCGCTGTTTGGCTGGGGAGTTGGGATCGAACAAGCTTTCACAGGCTGCACAGGTACGTAGCATCTTTCCTCTAGGCGTAAGTGTCTACTGTCTGTCCCACGTCTTTTTCTTCCGGTTTCTCTGGCTCTTCTTTCACCACCTCGTGTACTGGTTCCACTTTTCGTGGAGACGGCAAGATGCTAGGAGGAGCCGAAGAACCCGGTGGCGTAGGTGCAACGAGTTGCATAGATCTGTTGTACACCATGGATCGTCAGCTTTGCACTGGCATTTTTCTTTTCTTCCCTTTTGATTTGAGATAGATGTCGATGATGCCTTGTCTCTTCTCCGGCGGAGACGTTCCCCACATCCACAAGACGCTGCGCTCCGAATCCTGCAATTTCTTCTGCAAATCGCCAGAGAGTTTCTCTAGCGCCTGGATGCCATCCTGCGAAGGATCCGGTGGTGTCAGACCAAGCTCCAAGGCTACGCTGAAGAGCTCGTCAAAAGAACCCGTCTTCCAGGCTTCACTAGCTCTCTTGTAGAGCTCTGTCTTCTCAGGGTCCCCGCCAGTCTTATCAGGATGGGTAGCGGCCGCGATGGATTTCCAGAGGCGTTTCATTTCCTCTGGTCTTTCACCTTCAAATTCAGGAGCTGCGGGTACGTCCTGCGGGTCCGGGTCAGGAATAGAAAAATCCTTGACGACGATGTCCTTGCTAGTCTCTGGTGCTTCTGGTCTTGGTAGGTCTTCGTCTGCTACCTTGGCCAGCTCTTCCAGGAAATCTTTCTCATACTGGTTGAGGGCCTCGTCACGGTCCTCTAGCTCAAGCCGAAGGTGTTCGACCTTGAATGACAGGCTCTTCCACCGACGCTTGACGTCCACAAAATATAACTATATTCAAACTCGAATTTTAGGAGACCAAGGAAGCTTTCGTTGGGCCTCTTCGATGCTTTCCATGGCTTGTTGTAAGAGGCTGGAATAGCCTGATGGTTTCTCCGGGGTGTTGAGGATATCGGTGATGATCTTGGTTACGCCTTCGAGGCGGTTGTAATGGGAGATGGCCTTGTCTTTCGTCATGTCTAAACATTACCTCATCAAGGGTTAACTTTACACTGGAGGATAGATAGGGATTCGAACCCTAGGTACCCGTTAAGGTACAAACGCGTTCCAGGCGTTTCTCATAAGCCACTCGAGCATCTATCCAGGTGGGGTCACCGATAGTATGATCGGCTTCCCCGGAGCGGGATGACGGATTTGAACCGACGACAGCCAGTTTGGAAAACTGGGGCTCTACCAGCTGAGCTAATCCCGCAATTTTAAGTTCAAAGATCTACAGAGCTTGAATATACTTCAAAAAAAGATTTTGGAAACTATCCACAGGATGGGGAGCAAAAAAATACCGAGGATGAAGATCACATAACATCCACAAGCAGGAGCTAGCTTCTTAACTCCTTCACCCCCATTCAAAGCAACGTCAGCCACAGCTGCTGCACCTGCTATCTTGCCCAACGTATTTACTCGCATCTCTGCTGCCTTCTCTCTTCGTGGAACGTGATGGATTCGAACCACCGTAGACATATATCAAAGCGTTTACAGCGCTTCCCCTTTAGCCACTCGGGCAACGTTCCATGGCGCCTCATCCGCGAGTTGAACACGGCACGCTGAAATTAGAAGTTTCTGCTGGGCATCCGGCCCATGAGGCAAATGGTGTTTCCAGGGAGACCACCGAACCCTTACTATGCTCTTCTACTTACTGACCAGCGTCCGCACCGCCAGCAGTACTGGAGCTGCTACTCGCTCCACCCGTACCAGGTGCACCGCCCGAACCACCACCACCAGCGCCCGTAACCGTCGTGGCCGAACTGGAGGAGACCGACGCAACTGTTTCACCACCAGTACCAGCACCACCCACGCCCGCGGACGAACTCGAGCTAGAGGTCACTGAAGAACTAGTCGCTGTTGCGCATGATCCATCCGTGGTCTCGTTGCTACTACATGCCGCCGTGAGAAGAGCCATCATTCCAAAACCCATTGCCAATCGCTTCATTTCTTTTCCCTTTCGTTTTTATTTCCGTGCCCAGGGCCAGATTCGAACTGGCACTGAAAAGAGTTTGAAACTTTCGCCTCCTGCCGTTGGGCTACCTGGGCATATCTGTTGTTACAACAGAATAAGTTGTATTATTTATAATACCATCTCAGACTTAAATTGTTCACTTCAAAATTCCCAGTGTTTTCAGGTCTTCTTCCATCAAGATTACCAGTTTCATCTCAGGATTTTGTTCCTGAACCAACCTTAGTTTTAGTTCATCATCAATTCTCCCATCCTTTGACTTCCACATATAACCTTTTATCTCGACATAAGTGTCGGAATCCGGAAGGTAGAAGTCTGGGTGGTAGGAATGGAAAATGTCATTTCCCCCTCGTGTCCAAGTGAAACTTTTTTTCTTCGTTTTTTCCCATTTAATTCCGGATGTGTTCAGGTATTCGGCATACAACTTTTCCCAATTCCCTTGAACCCTGACAAGGTCAGAAGTAAAGGGATTCATGACATGAAACCATTTCGTCCTCACAACTCCATTTGACCACGATCTCTCTGATGATGATCTAGACATCTTTTGCCTAGTTTCAATTGTATGTGGTCTTCCCGGCCTTCCCGTTTGAGTTCTCTTGTATGTCTCTGCACCCTTTGCCAAGGATGGATGAGTTTCTTTTGTCAGGCCTTTGTTCCAACACTTTCCAGTGAAATGTGAAGTGTCAATTCCAAGAGTTTTGATTCGGGCAACGACCGCTCGATGCGAGCTTCCACCTAACATATTCAAGGCAATGCAAAGTTGTCTCCACGATGTGGAGTTAGCTACTAATTCCTGCAGTTGTTGATCTGTAAATTTTTTAAGTTTGGCCATAGACATAAGTATGGCATACAATCAACTACGTTTGCTTATTTGTGCCCACCGTGGGATTCGAACCCACCCTGAATCGATTTTAAGTCGACTTCCTCTGCCGCTGGGATACGTGGGCAAAATCCCAAGGAGGAGACCCGCCCCTCCCTGGGTATCACGTCAGCTGCCGTGATTTATCTTCAGACGGTTGTGCCGCGACCACGCACCTTGACAGGAACGACCTCGGCGAAGTAAGCCGAGTATCGGCTGGGTCGACGGTTGTTGATGTTGCTAGCACATGCCTGCGCCTGCTCCGGCTTGTAGAAGATCTGCGCCTCAGCCAATCGACCCCAGATGCCAGGCTGACGACCTGTGTAAATCTTCTGATTCAGGAACTTACGCGCATTGGCGTCGCGAACGATGAATGCCGTGTACATCTTGCCCTTGGTGCTATTCGTCTTGCTCATGTCTTCTATCTTATCCTTTTCTTGGTTGGTTTTACAACGGTTGGTACTACTGAATTTTCTTAGGCTACTTTGACTACCACTGTTCCACTATGAAGCTCTAACTCTGTTCGATTGGTCTTGTCCAGGTACAGGACCACTTGTTCTGTCGGCTTGAAGTCGCCAACCCTGGGGATGTTCATGACAGGATCTATCCTAGTGATTTTAGAAAACTCTCCGTCGTTGGCTTGGACGAACTGACCAAGTGCCAACTGAGTGACGTGGAGTTCCATCGTTTCTTTCTCTTCTTCTTGTGGCGGTTTCTTTTTGGTTCCCATGTTGGGGCCTCACCGATAGGATTTGAACCTATAACCTTGTCTTTAGGAAAGACTTGCACTATCCAATTGTGCTACGGCGAGAGAAGAGGTGGGCAGGGGATGGCAGCCTGTAACCATCCCCTGCCCGGGGTGGGGATGTCGCTCATCCCCTGGTGCCGGTCGCCTTCATAGACGACTCGACAAGCTCTACGTCGCTGGTGAAGAAGTAGCCGGGCTTGGCGAACCCGGGCACATCAGCCCAACATCGGATACGGCGTGCGATGGTGATGGTGGCCGTCTTGCCGATATACTTCGGATCGCCACCGACGATGCGAACCTGCTGGCCAACCTCAACCCGCTGATTCAGCGCACGCTTGGTCGCCATGACACGGTTGAAGTGCTGGAGGTGTAGGGCAAGAGTGGCGATCGTGGCCGCATCATAGTTGGTCGTGATCTCATTGAACGTGAGCGTGGACTTGTCGTCCAACTTGGGAAGCTTGGATCCGGCCGTCTCCACCTTCTTCATGTGGGCCGGCTTTGCGCTGGACTTCTCGGCCTCACGGGCCGCACGGCGAGCCGTGCGTTCCTGGCCACGCTTCTGACGATTCTGCTCACGCTCCGCCTCACGGGCTGCACGTGCCGCCGTCTTCGCCTCACGAGGTGCCTTGGCAACCTTCTCGGCCTTCTGCTTGAGCTGTGCCGCAGGTGCGCTGGGCTGGGTCTCGCTGTCGTCACCGGTCTTCATGGCCTTGCGGGCCTTGGCGGCGGCGAGCGCCTTGTCAATGGCCGAGAGCTTGTTGTTCAGGTTCGAATCGTTCGTCGTTTGCATGTCTGTATCCTCTTCCGTGGTTTTGGCTTTTTGCCAGTTGATACTCTTACTTTAACTTGTTGGCCGGCGACTTTACACCGGTTTCGAAACTTTTTATCCTGCGAATTTCTAAGTTGATTTTAGTCTAGACTCAGCAGCAAAAGATTGTGACAACGAGCGCGACCATGGCGGCGCCGAGGGCACACGCGTTGAGAGTCTCGATCAACATCTCACGGGATTCGGCATCTGCCTTGAACTCGATCATGATACTACTATACCAGGTTCTCTTTCGACTTTGCACCAGAATTATTGAAAAGAGCTTTCAACAAGCTTTTTTCTCCGGAGCGCTCATTTACGCCGGTTTCACAAAATCAAGGTTGTTTATCAGGTACCTGGTGCCACCCACGATGAAGGAATGGCGCAAAACTCGGATGACGTCTCCTCGCCTGTCTGTCTCTTCTACCCGCACAGGACCCGCATAAACGGCTAGGGACGAGGGAGGAATGGAACACGACATCGTATAATAGTTGGCGACGTCCAGATACGGATACTCGGGCTGCGCACACTGCTTGGCATATTCGACATCAAATGCCATCGGATACTGGGTCAGGAATAAAGCGCCGACGACGAGCTGTCGCAGGTCCAATTCGTTCATGCCTGAATCATACGGCATCTGACGAGGCTTGAGAGGCGGCGGGTCTTTGGCTCGGTCCACCTTCCATGTGATGTTCCTCTTTTTGCTTCCTCGCAGCATGCAACCATCTTATCACGTTGGATTTCAACTTTGCACTGGAATGAATTATTTTGCACGAGCCGTCCACTTGATGTAAGAACGAATGCAAGCCAGACGAGTCTTGTCAAATTCCTCCATGTCCATGTTCAGCTTGAGGCGTCCAGCCAGCTTCCGCCCACGATGCCACGCCTCGAGTTCCTCCTCCAAGCAAGCCACCCGGTGGTTGAACGTGCGCCTGATAGCCGGATCAACTTGGGGATATCCCATGCCGAACCGCTCGTGCTGCTCCTCCATCCCGATGAGGTGATGCCCACACTCGTGCAGGATGTAATGCAATTGCTTTTCCGGAGCCGCACGACCGCTGATGACCATCTCTTTCGATTCTGGATAGTAAGTGCCGTTCTCGCGCTTGCCAAAGACAACATCGAGCTTGCGCGAATCACACCACTTTACGATGCGCTGTAGCTTGTCGATAAAGATGGCGTCACGGAACCACTGTTCCTCGGCACCACGCACCGACTTGTGCATGCTGCCCCGCCGCACAGCTCGTTGGAACCTCTTCCATGCCCGTTCCCTCCAAATATCTGCATTGAAGAATAGCATGTTTGCTCCTCATCACTTCTTCGCCCGCTTCGTCGTCTTCTTGTCTTCAGCGCCAGGCACAACCCCGACACCGGCCTCACCCTTCGCTGCCCCGAACACCTCGAGGATGCTATCCACACACCACTTGTGCACGCTCTTCGCCAGGTCCAACTTCTCAACACCAGCTGCCGTCAACTTCGACCAGGCACTCACCCGGAGCTCTGCAGGCAGGTGCTTCATGAAATCCCGTAGGTTAGCACCCTGATTATCATCCAAGGTCGTCAGGTTCTTCGTTACATAATCAGACACCTTCTCAATGGCAATGTTCAGCTTCTCCTGGCCGAGCTTGGCAATCTTCTTCTTGACCTTGCCATACTCCTCGATGATTTCTTGGCCAGAGACCTGGGCATCCATCGACTTAACGTAACCATGGAAGGCGATGGTTGCCTCCGTGCCAACATACCCGAGACACACCGGGTAGAAGAGCGCATCATCAGGCGTATCGATGAGACTGGCCTGAACGAGGGCGCTGCTCAGACGCTCCCAACTACGGCGAGAAGGACCGACTGCCGAAGGCTCACCGTTCTTCGGAGCCTCGAGCCACTTCTCATTACCAGCGATGAAGCTATACACGTTCTCATGGACATGGTTGCCTTCCTTCGCCCAGACCAGCCAGTCCTGCACGTCCGGCGTCAAGTCAACGGCCCAGAAGCGATCGAGGAGAGCAGGGTCCATCTCGTTGACCGTGTAGGCCGCAGAGGCGTTCACGGCGGCATAGACGCGTGTCTGCGGGTGGAGCTTCCATCCATTCAGCTCGCGATCCAGAACGACTTGGAAGGCCGCCTGCATGACCTCGGGCGTGGCACGATTAAGCTCATCCAGGAAGAGAGCAACCGGGGCAACACAGGCACGCTTGTACCACTCCGGTGGATTAAACCGCGTGACCTCACCATCGGTACTAGGAAGGCCAATCATGTCACCTTCACTCATCTGGGAGAGGCGGCGGTCGATGACCTCGAGGCCGAAGCCCTTGGCCACCTGGCGGACGACCTGGCTCTTGCCGATGCCATGGTTGCCTCGCAGGAGAACCGACGTCTCGATGGGAAGGAGAGGGGCGACTTTGAGGAACGTTCGAATCTGCATCGTGGTCATACTTGTTTCCTTGCGACAGGTTGTAGATCAGTTATATCACGCCCCGAGACAACTTTGCACTCGAGGTCGAATTTTCACCATCGGTCGCGACGGTCGTAGCGACAAGAACAGAAGTTGTGCATGAAGAACTTGAATAAGACAGCGAGAGCGGAAAACCCCACAACGATGATTGTGGCTGTGTGGATCTTATCCTTGTGCTGCTGATACCAGCTTTTCTCTGCTACATCGTCTGTCGTATTCATAAGAACTATATTACCCTGTTCTAGAATGATTTTACACTCGAGGTCGAATTTTCATTGCCTGGACATCCTGGCAACAAATTTGCCGTACATCTCGGCGATCTCGCTATCAGGAGCTTCAGGCCGCCGCAACATGTATTGGTCCTCGAAAGCAGAATAGTCGTTGTTCACCGCAGCGGCCATCATGGCCCGCACCTCAGGCTCCGTGAACTCATCGTCGTCGGCAGAAGAAGCCGTGGCTCGCTTCACACCCTCAAGCACCACGTTGGCTGCCAGAGCACCGAAGAACAACTTGCCAAGAGTGTTGATTTTCATGTCCTTATCCTATCACATCCCGAGACGACTTTGCACCTCAAGGATCGACGTAAGCACTGCCACCATTCAACCACGAATCTACGTCATCACGCGAATACCGCTCGAAAGCCTGGGGATTACACCGGCGACATTCGAAATGAATCTCCTTGCCGAGGTGCATGTACCTCACACCCAGATCCGTCTCAAAGCACGTGTCACACAAAGACTTGCCAATGTGGTTCTGATCCATCTTGTAGATACCTATCGGGTTTGTTGTTGAATTTATGCTCAGGCCGACTTTTTCTCGAAGAAAGCCATGGGCTCCACGGCCTCGAGCAAGTCAACCACTTCGGCCGCGAGCTCGTCAAGGGCCGTGCCCATCACGTAGAATTCGCTGAAGTTAGGATCGGCCGCGAGCTCTTCATGCTCACTGAGCCGGCCCACATCCGTGCGGAGGGCCGCGATCTTGGCCGACATGGCGTTAAGAATCTCGAGCTTCGCCTCGTAGCTGAACTTGTTCATGATCTTATCCTACCAGGTTCGAGGTTAACTTTGCACCGGACTCAGGCGTAGGTGTTCCATTCGCGGCGGTGGTTGATGAAGTAAGCATATTCGGCGTCAAAGTCTGCGTGGACGTGTTTCTGGAACTCGACGACGTTGGAGTAGGTTTTGGCGGGTTGAAGGTCTTCGCCTCGGTCGCGGTGGTAGGCGACGGTGACGTTGGGCGCCGGAGCGTCGAAGGAGTGGGGTTGGCCCTCGGGAGGGGACAGGAGTGGGCCGAGGGAGGAGATGGAACCAAGGTCGAGGAGTTGTTCGACCTTCTGGAGGTTGGTGTAGTGCTCGGTGAGGACGGCGCCGACCCCGTCGGGGTGGCCGTCCCAGTGGCAATAGATGCCGGTGATAGAGCCGTCGTGGTTGAGCTTGCCGATGAAGGAGCGGGTTGCCATATAGATCTACCTTACCAGGTTAGAGGTTGACTTTGCACTGCTTCGGCTTGTACATGTCACAAATCTTGCAGTACTTTTTTGGCATGAATAAAGGCGGATTTTCTCTCGCTCGATTGCTCGGCATTTCTGCCGCAAAGTCCCGTATTTCACGGAAGATAAAGGTGCCCCTCACCAAGGGTGGTCGGGACGCAAAACTAGGTCGAATGATCCGATCTCTATTCGGAGATCTCTTGGATCTAGACGGGGGCGAGGCCGAGCAAAAAGAAAAGAAAGACTAACTTCACCAGTTTCGGCGAACATACTCGACAGCCGCCCAAAGCAGCTCATCGCGATAGTATGGGTCGATGGCGCTCTGCGAACCGAGAAAGTGATGTTCCAAGTGCGGCCGATGAACGCTCAACACATTCATGAACCGCTGACCCCTCCGCATATGCTTGGTGGGTTCCAGGGCCTCCTTTAAGAAGCTTTCGAAACTAACCAAAGGATTCACCACCCCTCGTGGTGGTCCGGTTTCTTGGACCCACCACGTTCTACACGGCGGTCCTTCATCCGCCCACCTTTGCGGGTCAAGATCATGTTCAAGGTCACCATCTCACGCGCCTTGCGAGGTTG